GCCAGCCCGAAAACCCATCCGAGCATCCACACCGCACCTTGCGCCATCATCTCACCCCTTCCTTTTGTCGTCGTCTTGGAGCCACACCATCACAGACCTCCGCCGGGCAGCGACTTTCGCAAGCTCTGCCCCTCGAAGCCGAGTACGAGGGAAATGCTCCGTAGGCGGTCGTGGGACCGCTCGTCGTATACGCCCGTCTTGACCCTCTTGATCACCAGATCTCGGCTGAGATTCGAGATGACGATCGTATGCGTCCGCTTGCTCTGCCGACCGTTCACCAATGCGAAGAAGGCCTCTCGCGCTGCCTCTGCCTCGCTGTCCTTCTCCATGCCCAACTCGTCCAGCACGAGCACGCCTGAACGCTTGTAGCGCTCGAACATGCTGGAGTGTCGCTCGTGCGGCTTGGCTCGCTTCCACGTCGTGTAGTCCGCCATCAGCGTCGACATGATCGTGTAGAGGCCCCACTCGCGCGCGAGCACGTGAGCAGCCGCCGTACTCTTGCCGCAGCCCTTCCCGCCGCACAGGAAGAGCCATGGTGGACCCGATGGCGCCTGGTCGGGGTCCAGCGGTCGACGGACGCTCCACCACTCCTTGACGCGCTCGGTCGGAAGCTCGGGGCGAGCCCTGTTCGCGAGAACGGCTCGCTTAGCATCGTCGTCCAGCTCATCGAAGATGCCGCTAGAGCGGAGGCGGTCGCCCCACTGCGCTTGGTCCCACGCCTCACGCTTCGCCCGAATCTGGTCCTCGGTCACGAAGCCGGCCGAGTCCCGAGCGGCCTCCAGCCTCGCGACCATGGCCGCAGCCTCAGGCCCCAGATGGTGAATCTTCGCGGTCATCTGACGGCCGTCCCTTTCAGCGCTAGCCGGAAGTCTTCATCGCTCGTGGTGTCGTGCACCACCTCACTCGGACGTACATACCCAGTCATGCCGGATTTCAGGAACTCGCCAGGACCGTCTATAAGCCCCCCAGAGCCACGGAAGCGGTAGCCCTGGCGCTTGGCATAGGATGACCTCGCAAAACCGCTCCCAAGGGCTCCTGCGGTCTCTAACGCGGTGTCCTTGAACTCGGACTCCAGCCATCTGGCCAACTCGTGGCACTCGCGCGTACCGATCCCGTTCATCCACGGGGAGGCTGTGGCGCCCGTGGCGCGAAAGGCTGTGGCGAAAGCCATCAGGTACTTGCACGACCGCCTATCGAAACTGTCATCGGAGGGTCTCGGGAGTGGGCCAGGCCACTCGTCTGGAATCGCGACGGGCGGCGAAATTCCTCCCACCTCCGAGATCCGAGATCCTACATCCGAGATCCGAGATCCAGACGCCAATTCCTCGCGAGGCCTCGCGACTTCCTCGCGAGCTTCGCGAGAAGATGCACGAGTGGCTATAATTTCAGTGAGTTGGCCTGCTGGGGGCGGCGGAAGCTTACTTTCGGTCGGTCGGTCGATTTTCTGGTGCTTGGCCCATTTGATGACCTGAAAATACCCCTCGCCGGACACTTCGTAAACCTGCACGTACCAGCCCGACAAGCTCGCGAGGCCTCGCGACAAACTCGCGAGCGGGTCCGAGTCGTAGCCGAACGCCTCAGCGGCCATGACCGGCTCGATCCAGCGACCACGGCCCTCATCGTCAGCGAGCGTAAGCAGAACAATGGACAAGATGCGGGCTTCGTGCCCGGCCCGCATCATCCGCTGATCAGACCTCCACTCCGGCTTGATGGAGCGGATGCGCCCGTAGCGGCTCACCGCGCGGCCCGCTCGACGAGAACGTCAAGGAACGCCGGGGGCCACGTCCCCTCCTTCTTGGCGAGCTGCACCCACCCGGCAGCGTCTTGGCACTTGCCAGCGAACCTGGACATGAGCGCTGCCATGTCCGATGGGTAGGCGCTGGCATTGATGCGAAGCGCGAACGCTTTCCGATCGTCGTTGTGAGGTCGTAGGTGCTCGTATGCCGCATCGATTCGGGCAAGCTCTGCCGCCAAGCCCACCTTCATCGCGTCTATCCGTGGGTAGAGATACTCCGGTAGGAGCGGGCGGGCGTCGTCGTCCTTGCCGAGCAGAATCAGCTCCATCATCGCGCGTGGCGACTTGCCAACAGACTCGCGCGTATGCGCTAGCGCCACATAACCAGGGCTCTTGACCTTGCACCGGCGGTACTGCGAATCGCAGACCACCACGCCCTCATGCTTGGCCGGATCGCGCTCGGCGATCCACTCCAACATCGTCTCCAGCGTGATCGAGTGCCACGGACAGACACGATAGGTCGGCCCGACAAGCGCGGGATCGCGCTCCTGACCTGTGGTCACCTCACGGACGCCGAGCAGCGTCACCGCGCGATCATCGTACCTGACCACCACCTGGTTCTCCGGCGCTGTCAGCTCGAACATGTATGTACAGGACGGGTCCAAACCATCGCCAAGAGCGACACCGGGCGGGAGGCTCCTCTCATAGAGCGTCCGGAACGTGGCTTGCGGGTCGCCGCCGTCGATCGGGACGTCCGCGTCCGGCACTGAACGGGTGGCCACGTGCCATGCGCCACCGTCGTGGTGCACGATACACAGCGTGCCGTCTAGCTTCTCGTAGAAGCGGGCGGAATCGAAATCCACGCGGGCGCACGGACCGGTCCCATGATTGAAAAACCGAGCGAATGGTAACGCCACAATCTCAGTGGCACCGACTGGCCGATCATCTGTCACCTGACCGCCAATGGCTCTGAGGATGAGACCTCGGCATTCCTGGGAGAGCGGGTCTGTGTCGACCACCTCCAGTTGGTCATAGTTGAGCGTGAAGACGCCAGGCCGTTTCTGGCTCCAGCGGAGCTTGACGCCGTGCATCGAGCGCAAATCGGACGCGCCTCGGTTGACGAGGAAATCTTGGACCATCAATCGCATGTGAGACCTCCACCGCGAACCCCTGCCGGTTCACGATGCCACGAGGCTTACATGTTCAGATCAGCAAGTCAATAGAACAACGCCCGCGTAGTTTTGCAGGCTACGCGGGCGCCGAAGGGCCTTCCCTCCTGGGTCACTCGTCACGGAAAGGAGGGGGAAGCGCGACGAGAGACGGGGAACGTGTACCACGGGCGAGCGGGCCATGCTAGGACTTACGCAACTCCGGGCAACACCGGCGCGACGGTGGCAACGCAGGGGTGGGGGCTTCGGCCTCGGATTGGGGTTACCTGGTCGGGTGATGGGCGGTCTTAGCTAGGCCGCCTTTCGCTTTTCAGCCCCGCTCGGGCCACTTCGCGATGTAGGCGTCATATGCGGCTTTGAGCTTCGCCGCATAGCTCGCCTTCCCGTTCCACCGAAGGGCGATCGCCATGAAGTCCGGTGGGTCAGCGTTGGCCCACTCCAGGAACCTAGGAACGCCGTGGACCCAGTGAGCGAGCATCGCTACGGAGAGCTTCGCCGGAGACGCGTCGAAGGCCGCCAGAGCCTCCACAGGGCCCTTTCCGGTCACAGCGAGCAGATGGGCGCCCATCGTCTGAAATGCGCCGAAGGAGCTGCTACGGACCGCTGTAGCGGGGTCCAGCGTCATGGCGTGCTCGAATGCTGCCCGGTCGGTCTCGACCTTCGTCCCAAGCGGAGGGGTGAAGGGGACGTGAAAGCGCGAGTCTCGGTTGAACAGTCGGCACTCGAACCTCACCGCTCGTGGGTTCGGGCGGGGTCCCGACTCCACCGCCCGGATGGCAGCGGCTACGGCTGCTGGGATGCCGATGAGACGAGCGATGTCCTCGTCAGGAGGGAGGCGGGTTGCGTCGGATGGCATGGACGCGCTAGGCTAGCACTGCGTCGGTCCATTGGCTGCGGGAGTCGCGCTCCGGGCCTGGTGGGTAGCCGGCGCTGTGTCACTGCGGAGTAGGGGAGCCTGGTCGTCCCCGCTGGCTTCATACGCCAGAGATCATGGGTTCAAATCCCATCCCCGCTATGGGCGCCACGGAGGTCATCGGACGCTCCCTGTATCGTGGGCGGTGGCGCTCCTCAGGTCACTCGGAGAGGACTCCGAAACCTCTACAAACGGATGGAGAGAACGCCGTCTCCCGACTAGGCGTGACGCTGGAGAGACAGCCCATAACTACCCTGCCAAGCCTGGGAGATAGGCACCCAGGACGCCTCGGCCCTCACCGGTCGGGGCGTTCGTCTAGGTAGACATCGGCGGTGTCATCCTCCGCGCGGAGAGCCTTCTCCAGAATAGCGCATGCGGCGTCTACATGGCCTTCCACGGCCTTCTCGGCGTTGTACCTGCCTCGGAGCCGCTGGGCCGCTCGCAGATGGTGCGTGGCGATGCGTACGCTCTCGGAGAGAGATGCGGGGAGGATGGCGGAAGTCACGTCGCCGGCTGGTACTTCGCGTGGATTTCAGCCTTCACCAGCTCTCGATGCGCATCGATCGCCGCGTCTAGCGTGACGAAGAGCGCGTCCCGGCCGAGCTGGCCCTTGGCGAACGCGATGAGGTCGGGAACGACCTTGGCGACGAAGGCCACGACAGGCGGGCCTTCCGTGACGAGTAGCGAGACGATGGTGCCGAGGACTTCCATCAGAGGATGGACCAGTCCGCCGCGAGCATGTCGGCTTGTGAAGCCAGCCAGCCTGGCTGCCAGATGCCCTGTGCCGTGCGCATAACGACGTAGCCGCCCACCGGCAGGTCGCCCACCGGCCAAAACTTCTTGGTGCGGCCGTTCACCAAGCCCTCGGCAATCGTCACGGGCGGCATATAGCATAGCCACATGTCCTTTCCGTTCCACCCTTTCCGGGCGACTCGCTCCCCAGCCTTGAGCGCGTCGAGCGCATCGCCGAATGACGCGACACCATCATCTAGTCGAACGCGCTGCGCGCTCCGACACACAACAGCCGAGGGGCTACCAACGTTCTCGTCGCTCATGTCACAGACCTCCATCAACAGGGTGTTCGATCGCCTGCCGCGCAGCATCGCACCGCGCCTCTTCCGCCGCCAGGTCCGCCATGTCTTGCGCTTCGGTCGTAGCCGGGCGGTCTGCGATCGCCTGCTCGGCTTCCAAACAGTGAGCAGCCTCTACGCTGTACGCCGTCCGCTGCGCTGCCGTGACCGGAGGCCCACCACAGCCCTGAAGGTGGGTCGCGATGAGGGCGACCGTAGCCCCTACTGCGATCACCAGGAAGAGCGATGCCGGTAGGGCATGGCCGCTCTCCTTGTTCGTCGGTTCCACCTTCACAGGCCCCACTTGCTGCACCGTGACCGTGGTCTCTGAGCGGAACCGAGCCGGGATGTAGGAGAGGGCCCAGCGGATGCCGGCCAGCGCGAGGGCCGCCAACGCCGCGTAGATGGCCTGTCCTGCCGGGAACGTCCCGAAGGTGACCAGAGCATGGCCGATGTGGTCAAGTCGCTCCTGGGGGCATACGACGAAGCCCACTACGAGGACGATGAGGGCCACAAGGGCGAGGATCTGGGCGTGAAAGTCTTTCAGGGCTTGGGACATGGAGATCACCTGTACGGGGTTCGGGGGGTCGGCATCCTGGCCGCTGACCGGCCGTTCTCGTGTTCGGAAAGCTCGCTCCGTAGAGCGCGGGCGCGGTCCTCAGAAGCTAACCACTTCCCGTGGTACTCGTCGCGAGCTTTCTCAGCGTTCTCCGCGCGAACGATGAGGGCCGCCACAGCCTCCCCGTGCGTCTTCTGCGCCTTGGCTTCGCTCTCAGACCGCGAGCGGTGCGCAAACGCCACAGAGGCGAGGATGGAGAGGATGGAGAGGACGGCTTCCATGGGTACACCAGAGAACATCACTCAGCGCCTTTCACAGCAGCGGCGGACTGGCCGACTGGCGTAGCGGCCGATTCGACGAGGGTAACGATCGATGATCGTTGCTGTGGCGTGAGGCCAGACATGGTCTTGGCGTCGCCAACCACGGGGTAGGCCCATCCGCCCACCGTCTGGAGCGGTAAAGCGTCTGCGTCGGTGCGGAACTGACACCGTGGGTCTGGGACGTTCGGCTTCGTACATGGGCACGTCACCGCGACGACTGAGACGAGCGTGCCGGACAAGCGATCGCAACGCGGGAAGCCGCACGACGCGTCAACCTGCGCCCGGATCGCGTCCGCGCTCGCCTTGTCCGGCGTGGGGATGCCCTGCGTCACACGCCGCTCCACGCGTGGAGATACGCGTACACAGCAGCGACCTGCGCGGGCGAGTGCGCGACGCTGTAGACCAGCATGCGAATCGCCTTAGCGTTCAGACCAGCGGCGCCATCGTTGGCCTGGCGGCCCCCGAACGTGATGCCGGCGTCAGAGCCAGCGCCCGGGTTACCAGTCACGAGAGCGGCACCGTTGACGCTCTGCCCGGAACTCGCCCCGTTGAACACAGCCGCGTCAACGATCCACGTCCCCGGCGTGCAAGCGACCGTGCATGCTTGGGAACCGGCGAAGATGACGAGCTGAGTGCCGGACACGTTATTGAACGCCAAGCGCGAATCCGCCGCCGCGCCGCCGTCGTAGATGTAACGGCTCGTCCCAGGCGTCTGCGTGACGCAGTAGATGGAACACGTGGCGCTGAGCCCAAGTGACACATTGGCGCACGAGACGCCAAGGCCAGCGTTCAACGAGAAGTCGAACGCGTCCTGTCCTGTAGGACCGCCGGCCGCAGCGATCGTAGGACGGTTCGCCGCCACCGCCTGTGAGAGAGCGTTGGTGCCGACCGGGCTCTGATCGAGCATCGCAGACACGCGAGAAGACGTGAGCGTGTAGAAGCTCGGCGACGTGCTGTTGTAGTCGCCAACGAGGTTCGCTGTGGGCAATGCTGGGATGAGAGACGAGCCGCCGCCCGACCCGCTACCACTCTCCCAAGGCAAGCCGCTATCCAGCGGGGCCGTGGTGGGTCCCGTTAGAGGCCGGATAAGAGGCGGAATGAGCAGCGCCATGTCAGTTGCTGCCGCAGTACCAGAGGTCCACTACGCCACTGTTCGTGGTCTCGCCGATCTCTCGGACGTAGAACATCACATAAGTGGCCGATTCCACGTTCAGCTCGAAGGCGATACGCGCCTTGTTCGATGCGCCCGTGGCCGCGGGGCCTAGGAACACGACCGGGTTGAGCTTCTTGACGGCATACGTCGTCGTCGTCGTGATGTTGGACGAGGTCGGAAGCGTGCCCGCCGCCAGAGCCGCGAGCGTGAGCGACCCATCGCTGTCCGTGAAGTTGTCCCACACGTCATCCGTGGTCAGAGGCGCCGTGTATTGCTTGCAGTAGAACGGAAGCACCTGGACCTGTCCCACAGACCCTGACGCGTTGCCGTTGTAGAGCACTTCAACCGACAGATGGCGGATGTCCGTCACGTTGACGACGATAGAGCGCAGCCACGCGAAGGCGGCGGGTAGCTGCGTCGTACCAGACGCGCCGTTGAAGGGCAGGTTGGCCACGTTGAACGGAGCCGATGCCGTGCCGTCCGTGACGAGCCGGACGCGGTTACCGGCCGTGGACATGAGGGCCTTGCCCGGGTCCTTGGGGAAGTGGTTGATCTTCTCGTTACTCATGGGGTCTCCTCAAGGGGCAGAAAGTCATCCTCGGTGGCCATCGGAACATCATCGGCGGGCGCGAAATCGTCTTCCGACGCCATCGGCACATCCTCACTCGGAATGGCCTGCTCTACCATGGCCGCGTAGGCTGGGTCACGGCGCATCAGCAGTTGGTGAACGACTGGCAGCGCGCCGCGGGTAGCAGCGTTGCGGAGGACGTCAGCGAACGGGCCTAGTCGCTCTGGCGTACGCTGTAGCAGTCCAGAGACCATCTCAAGGCCGGTGGCCAGCGCCGCCGCCTCGCGGGCCCTAGCAGCTCTGTAGATGCCGCCGCCGGCCAATGCCGCCACCGCGCCGGAGCCGCCTTGCAGGACCGCCTGAGCGGCCGGGAGGGCCGATGCGAGAGGCGACCGCATCTGAGCGCGAGACGCCCGGCGCTCCGCCATGCCTGAGACGGTGTCCGCGGCCTGCCATCGTCGTCGGGCTGGGGCGAAGTCCGCAGCCACCTCTGGAGGCAGCATCGGCGCAATCTCGCGGTCCAGCGCATCACGGATCGTACGGCGTTGCCCACGAGCCACGTCGACAGGAAGCCGAACGGGGGACCCCTGAGGGTTGGTCCACGGTACCGTGGTGTCGAGCTGCGAGAGAGCGCGCTCCAAGTCGGCGCGGGCACGGGTGGGCGGCTGCGCCCGTAGCTCTAGAACGTGTTGCGTAGCACTGCTCATGCGCCGAGCGTCAGCCAGGCGAGCTGCCACGATGTCCTCGGGCGTCTCCGGCGAGCGGAAGGTGGGCGGGGGCGTCTGCGGCGGGTCTGGCGCGCGCTCTGGGGTCGAAGGATTCTCTTCCGCAGGTCGGCGGGGTCGTACCCGGCGCGGGGACGCGGCAGTCTCACCAAGCGGTGGTGTGGCAGCACGAGCGCGGATCGCCGCCATTTCCTCGGCGCCGAACCGACCCGTGATGTCGTTGACGAAGTCGTCAGGACGCGAATCCATCTCTTCAACGCGTGGAATCTGCGGGGGTGGCTCGCGATGGATGCGGGCTAGCTCTGCCTCGGCATCCCTCAGCGCCGCAAGCTCTGGGGCCTGAGCCATCCCAATGCGGCGCCATCGCTCTGCTGTGTCAGTGACAGCGCCCGCGAACGGTTCCGTGGACTCACCGCGGGAGAGAGCTTGCGCGTAGCGCTGGAGGGCATCGGGAACGGCATCAACGCGGATGCGCCCACCCTGCGGGGAGGCGTCTGCGGTCGCTCGAATCTCGCCAAGTCGCGCGCCCTCTCGGTCGGCCGCTGCCTGGGCACGCTCCGCAACGTCTTCCACCGTGGAGAAGGGGCCGACGAAGCCACCTTCACGGATGCGACGCGCAGCCCCAGCAACAGGGTCACGCTCGCCCCGTCCAAGGGTGCTGATAAGCCGCTGCATCTCGGTATCGGAGATGGGCGCCCGACGCTCGCCAAGAACGGACGAGATGCGAGCGCGGTCAGCCTCACGCTGGAGACGTGGCGCCGCCCGACGAGCGCGAGAGGCGATGCCGCCGACCGCACCAAGGCTTCCGCCGACGAGGCCGCCCGCCGCTACGCCCTCCCCAGCGTCTCCCAGAAGCTCTGGAACGTCCGTGGCCTCAGACTCACCCAAGGCAGCCGCGCCGCCGTACAGACCGCCCTCCATGGCGCCACGAGCCGTAGACGCGAGGATGCCAGCGCCCTCTTCCGCAGCGCCACCAGGGATGAGCAGTGGAGCAACAGAGCCGATGGCCTCACCGCCGCCGTAAGCGTACGGGGAACGATCCGCAGCGTCCGCCGTGTAGCTACGCGCCGTGTCCCGGCCTTCGCGGTAGCGAGAGATGGGGTCGAACGAGTCGCCCGTCGAGAGAGACCGGCCAAGCTCCGCCGCGGGATTGGCTTGGGCCAGCCCCATCAGCTCATCTGCCCACCCCAAGGATGCCCCCTGTGCGGCTCCGGCAAGAGCGGCTCCGGGGTCCTCGGCGGCAGACGACAAGAAGCGGCTAGCGCGGCGCCCCACGCGAGATGCGGCATCGGCAGAACGGTCCATGTCGGCGAGCGGAGGCGCTACCAGCGGCGTTGCCGAGGTGAGCAGGTCTCCGAGCCAATCGTTCTCCTCCAGGTCGGCGTCGGGATTGCGGCCGACGATGCGTTGCTCCGGGAGCACTTGAGCGCCCGCAGGCAGTGGCCCGTGGTCGCTGAACTCAAGCTCGTCTTCGTCAGTCCACGGCATCACTGCCACCCTACGCGACGTGCGCGCGCTTCGTCCTCTGGCCGAAAGCTACGGCTAACACCGCCACGCGTAAGCGTGATGGGCGCGCCGCTGTCAGACTCTCGCGCCTCGTCGGAGGTGCGTGCCGCCGCAGCCCGTGGGCGAGACGTGCCGGTGCGACGGGCTCTCAACTCGCTCTGCATCCGACCGATTGCCGTGCGGAACTGGCGCTCGTCGTAGGTGCCAAGGCGAGCGGCGAGGTTGTCGATCTCATGCTCTGGAACAGCCGCGCCTGACACCATTCGGAGGTAGTTATCGGACAGATCGCGAACCATCGCCCGAACTTCGCGACCTTCCTGGCCAAGGAGCAGCGACGGCACAGAGCCCTCTACAAGGCCAATGCCGGGGATGTCGTCGCCATAGCGCGAAAGCGCCGACTGGAGCGATGCCAAGCTCGTCTCAGCCGCAGCCACGTTCGCCTGCGCCGCCCCGCTCGGAGTCGCGGCGCTCTCTTCGTTCGCTCTAGAGACGAGGATGGCTTGTGCCCGGGGCGAGTCGTCGCCGCCAAGCGAGTCGATGAGAGCTTGAGCGTGCGCCACATCCACAGCGCCAGGCACGTTGTGCTCTACGTACTGCTCGGCCAGAGAGCTGCCAGAAGTGCGCTGGGCCTGAGGCGTACCAGCACCACGGACACGGAGCCCCACGCCCTGCATCAGCGACGGGAGGATGTCGTGTAGCTGGTTGGCGTTGTACTGACCGAGGTCGCCCAGCACCTCACGCTCGTCGTCCCCAGCGGGACCCATGAGGGCTAGGCGAGCTTCCACGGCCCGACGCATGCCGTCGCTCGTGGGGCTGGCCGGGTCTTCTCGCTGCTCTCGGGTCGCCGCGTTGAACTGGACTTCGCCACGCAGCTCTTCCGTGGTCATGCGGGTGTGTTCCGCTGACGCTCTGGTCGCTTCGGTCTGAGCACGCATCTGCTCGACGCGGGCGGGCGTGGACTCCTCCAACGCTGCCACGCGACGCTCAGCGAGTTGGTCCTGGACAGCCTGGCGCGCAGACGTAGCGGCCTGCTGCTGCTCCTGGCCGCGCATGACGCCCTTGCGCTGGAGAGCTTCGCGGATGCCCTGGCGGCGCTCCTGCTCCATCTGGTCGGCGCGAGACTCGTAGGACGACAAAGGCCCATGACCGGCCACCATCGCGAGCCCGGAAGCCAGCCCGTGGACGAGACGTCCAATCGGCTCAGTCGCTCTACGACCAGAGATGTCTGCTTCCGTGGGGAGGCCAGCATCAAGAGCCGGAGAAGGCTCGTTGCCAGTCACGCCGCCACCTGCGGGCTTGGTGACAGCCGCTTGAGGCTGCGCAGCGGGAGGAGGCGGAGGGGCCGCGGGGGCCGGAGACGGCGCTAGACGTGCTCGGACAATACCCGACGCGTCAGAAGGCGGAGCTTGCGAGAAGTCGCCGCCAACCCCAAGACGGGCGAAGCGTTGCTCTGGCGTCTCAATCGCGCCGCTCGGCGCGAACATGCGACCCTCATTCGGACCACTGCGCGCGACGGAGCCAAGCGGCTCCGCGTCGTCACGTCGAAGCGGCTGGATTTCGCGTGGTGCGCCGAGGTCATCCGCCCCGCCACCGTCGATCGCATGCTGCATCTGCCGCATGCCCGCTGCGCCGTAGTCGGCGGCCTCGCTCGTCGCCGGGGGTGGGTCGTCGTTCGGTTCGCGATAGGCGCCAGCCTCCGACAATGCATCGGTGTCGGGCACGACCTCAGCGGCAGCGGCAGCATCGGCGGACTCGGGCGCGTCCAGTTCGGACATGCCGCCGCCAGCCTCGATGCGGAAGCCTGGGCTCTCGACGAACCTGGCACCACGCGCCTCCGCGGCTGCCGGCTCGATCGTCGCCAGCGACCGAAGGGCCGCCTCGCGCGCTCGCTCGTCTTCCGCTGCTTGCTCTTCGGGGGTCATTAGATGTCCAAGTCCGAGAGTAGGCCGGAGATGAGACCCGCTTGGCGGTTCTGGTCCGACTGCGATTGGTTGAAGCGGTTACCCACGTCGGTCCCGTACTGACCAGTTGCGCCCGCTGCGCGCTGCGTCTGGCCCTCGTAGGCGCCCTGGACAGCTTGCGCGTTCTGTTGACGCACCTGACCACCGAGCTGACCCTGTGCCTGCGTCGCCTGTAGCGCTCGCTGCTGGGCCCCCTGGAGCATCTGTGCTTCCGCGTCCGACGCTTGCTGCTGACCAGCTTGTGAGGCCTGCTGGCGCGTCGCATAGTCGAGGCCGCCACCGCCAACACCGCGGGCCTGTGCTTGCTGCATCAATGCTCGCTGCTGTGCTCCGCTGGCCTGTGCATCTCGGCCGCGGATGGATTCGAGACCGGCGCGATCGGTCCCGGTGAGACCACCAGAGCCCCACGCCTGCAACTGCTGGAGGGCGGCGCTTTGGGCATCCTGACCCTCCTGACCACCCATGAGGTCGTCGGCGGTGGGCGGCGCGAGGTTGTTCCAGTAGCCGCGGTTCGCATTCGCGGACGCCGCAGCATGTTCGGCGTCCACGCGGCCCTTGGCGCCGGTGAGCCAACTGACGATCGGAATCTGAGAGAGTGTCTGGTCGGTATCCGAGACGGCGTAGTCTTGGTCCGACGCCGAGTAGTTACCGTTGGAGCCGTAGGTAGGCATCAGAGCACCTCAATCACGTCAAAGGAGCGCTGTAGGCCAACGCACGCCGCCGCACCCGTACCAGTCCTGACCCACCGAACGTCAAACGTGTGGGACCCTGCAGACAATCCGGTCACACGAGACGAGAATGCTACCACATCGCCGTCAAGTGACACGGTAGAAACCGCTGCTGTTACGCTAGCGGTACGGAGCGTCTTGGGCTGCGCTACCCCATCAACGTACAGTTGGACCGTCACCGCCGTGTTGGCGAGCAGAAGAGGCGGGACTATTGACAGAGTGGCAGAGAAGTTGGCCACAACGTCAAAGCCGTGGGTGGTGATGGTGAGCGTCATCTCCGGCATGACCGCGAGCGACGCGGAGGCGAGCGGGGCGGCGGTTGTGGGGCTCGCGTTGGACCTGGCGAGCGTCGGGGACGGCCCGGCCGGTCCGGTGGCGCCTGTGGCTCCCTGGGGCCCCGTAGCGCCTTGCAGGCCCTGTGCGCCACTGGCGCCGGTCGCACCCGTTGCGCCAGTGGGGCCGGCCGGTCCGGTTGGTCCTGTCGCGCCGGTGGCTCCGGCTGGCCCCTGCGGGCCTTGGGGCCCGTACGGCAGTGGGATTGGCTTCCCGTCGGGCGGGGTGGCCGCCACGTGCACATCCCGGAGACGGCGCGGGAGTCTCACGACATCACCGGAAGGATGGTCAACTGATAGTCCGTGCTATCGGTGAGGCCCACGACGCTGACAATGCGGACCTTGCCAGCGTCCCACGTCCACGAGCACGGAAGGCCGCTCATGGTGGTGGCGGTGTCGGTCGGGTCTACCGCCGCTAGAATGAGCACGGTGAGCGGTCGGGTCCGGCCCTGCGTCAGTACGCTGGGGGTCGTGTCACTGTTCCATGTGAACGTCAACGGCTTGGCGATCTGATCAGTGAACGAAAACCCGCCGTTGATGATGGCTTCCAGGGAGTCGAAGTACTCCTGTTGGGTCTGCGTCAAGACCTTCTTGGCTTCAATGAGCCTCATCGCGTCGTCTTCTCGCTGGTGCCTTCGAACACCTGAGACATGCCTAGGACGCGAATCGGGAAGATGTCGGAGGTCTCCAGGTACGGAGCGAGATTGGCGGCCCGTGCGATCTGCCGGCTCGTTCCGAACCGCAGCGGTTGGATCGACAGCAGACGGTCCTTGTTTGAGACGTTCGTGTAGAGCGTCGGGGACAACTCAGACGACCCACCGCCCACATGCCGAGGGATGGTCACGTCCGTCGTCTGCGCTCCGTCTCGTAGATCGACCTGCGGCTGTAGCTCACGACACACAGAGCCAACCGGTGCCCCGCTTGGAGTCTCTGGATGCCACTCCAGCTTGAGCACCGCTCCCTCGCGCGCGGAGATGCTCGTGGAGGCACCGGTGACACCGGCCTCAAGCGTCAACGTGTATGTCGTGCTGACAAGCGTCACATCGAGGATGCGACGCCATGCCGTGGTGTCGCCCACGAGGACGCCGAGGAAGTCGCCAATCGCCGGAATCCACGAGCCAGCGTGGACGGTGGTGATCGTGGCCGTGAGCGCTCCGCTGGCGTAGCTCGCCGTCAGCGGGCCGTATTCTCGGTCATACCCGCGCGGGTCGATGCTCTCCCGAATCTCGGAGGCGACCGCGACCACGGCGCCAATGGTTTGCTCGTTCCGGGCCACGTAGATCTTGTCCCCGTAGAACGCCGAGCAGGCCGTGTTCCACGCTACGGGCCACTCCGACCACTGCCCCGTGGTTACCGAGAAGCAATAGACCTTCGCGCAGCAGTCGGCGAGGTCGCCAGACGGCACCCCGAGGATGACGAAGTTACGTTGACGGTGGGTCGCGACGAACACGCCATGCGAACGGGCCTGGTTGAGCACGAAGGCCGCCGCCGTCCGCAGCTCCACGTCGATGGCGTTTGCGCTGAGGCTGGTGGCGGACGACTCGTCGACCTGGAAGAAGCCACGATCGCACCACGCGTATGCAATGCCGTTCATCACCGCCACCGACTGCGGGTTGACCAGCCTGAGGGTGGTGTCTACCTGCTCCACCGTCCACGACGAAGGACCGGACCCGGTGATGCGCCACAGACCATCGGTCTTGAAGACCAAGAGACAGTTTCGCAGGGTGACGAGCGACTGGATCGGCTCATCCAAGAGACCCACGTCAATGAAGTTGACGACCGGCACCGACTCCGGCTCGTCCAGGTCGGAGAACCAAACGCGGTTCGGGCGCACGGGGAAGTCCGAGAGCAGCGCTGTGGGTGTAGGCGTGAACGAGGCTGGTGCGGTGCAGTCGACCTGAATCGACGTGAGGGCGCCACCAGTGCTCTCCAGCGTGAGACCGGTTGCCGCGGAGGTGATGGGCTCCGGGTTGCCATAGTCGTCGGTCGGATTGGTCCTTCTCGCCACACCGCCGACCACGATGCCGGTGGCGATAGCGTGCACGAATGGGGTTCCGGCGGCTTGCGTCTCGTAGTTGATGGCCTCGACGAGGTTGGAGATCGTCACCTGGAACGCGAGCGATCGGCACTTCGGAGAGGCCACGCCGAAACACCGCCGCGGGGTGGCCCAAGGGCGCACGATAGACAGGCCAATCGTCGTGTCATCATCGGGCGAACCGAGGCCCGACATCAGACCCCAGGCGTAGAAGTCGCGCGCGTCGCTATCCCTGGTGATGGTGAGGATGTCCCCCACGTTCGCCGAAGAAGAGCCGGACGCGAGCGCGTTCTTCGTCATCGTGATCGAAGTCGGCGACGCGACGTTGAGGATCTTAGTGCCCGCGGGGACCTTGGCGCCCGCCACCGTCGGGCCGCTGCTCGAATCGGTCCAGTACATGCCGGCTCGGTATCCCCGGGTGTCAGCCAGGCCGGTCACAGTGGGAGAGCCGCTCGTGTACGTCCCGGCTCCGGCGAACTCGCCGATGAGGCCCGTGGGAGCAAACGGATTCATCGTCCACACGTGCACCGTCCCAGACGCCAACGCGTTGGCGCTGATGTCCATGGTGGTCGCGCCGGAGATGTTCGTGATGTACGTGAGCGCTGGGAACGTAGCGTCGGCCACGGCTGGGCCGAACTTGGGCTCAAGCGTGAGGTACTGGCCCACCTTCCACTGCGTGGTGTCCGCGACGGTGACTGCGTTCGTACCGCTGACCGTCGTCATGTCGAGACCGCCGTCGCCGTTGTCGACGATGTGGTCAACCACACCGGCTCGGAACAGGTTACGCAGGTCGAGGGAGATGCGAGACTTCTCGATCGTGCCCCCGTACCACATGCATCGGGACCACCATGCGAGATGCCGCGCGACCGGCGGCGGGTACTTCTCGGATGCCTCGCCGGTCTGCGTGGTGTTGGTGTACAACTCGGCGCCCAACTCGTTGTCGGGCGTCGTGTCGGAAGGTGGCTTGAAGTAGCCAGCGACCACATCCGCGCTAAGCACGGTGTAGGTGACGCTCAGATAGCAATCCGTCCGCGGGGACTGCCCGACTACCGAGATGGAGCGGTAGTACTCCACCTGATCACCAGCTTGGGCATAGGACGGGAGGTACATTCGCGTACCAGACCCGAACACTGGCGAATCCGTCACTTTGCTAAAGCAAAACGGCGCCGTGGGCGGGCTGCGACGGATGTAGCCATTCGAGTCCTTCTTGACGTAGACGAACCTGTAGACGTAGCTCGAAACACCAGTGTTGAACCTGGGGCCGGAGTAGTTGGAGCCCCACGCCTTTGCACTAGTCGATGGCTGCGCGTAGTCGGTAACGAACACCATCTCGGAGCCGCTGAACCGCGGGTTGGCTTCGCGCGATTCGACGGCGATGGTGCCAAGGAGCCCGGAAAGGTACAGGTTGCCACGTGCCTGTGCGAACGAGGTCTCGTCCGGGTCGTAGTTCGGCGGGTGGAAGGCGTTGGTCTCTGGCGGCGTCATGGCGCCAAGCTCGTTCTTGAGCTTCCACGTCAAGAAGTCGCCGTCCGACTCCACCGAATAGACGCTACCCTTGAACTCGTAGAGGCTGCGGGGGTACGTGTCGCTCGCCGTGTCCTCGCGGAGGAGGTCGAAGTTCGGCCGGCTCTCTGCCACGCCCTCCGAACGAAGAACGACGTTCTCCGCACGGCGAAGAAGCCCCGCCGAGTCGGCCACGAACGCAGAGGGGTCCCGGGCCAGCCCCTTGACGTCCAACTTCGATACGACACTCACCGCCAACGCCTACCGATGCCGAAGGTCTGGCGAAGTGGGCTCCGTGACCTGACGATGGGCCGTGAGCCCTCCTCGTTGCGAGGCTCCAGGATGTCCACGGCGGCGCGTCGGCGGGCTGCTAGCGTCTGCTGGGCCATCGCAGCGGCCTCGCTGTCACGAATGCTCTCCGCGATGCGGACGGCAGTGGCGGCCTCTAGAACCGGCTGTAGCTCGACGGGAACCGCCGGGTAGACCGTCTGGTCGCGCGCACAGAGGTAGTCTACGCGGTCGTTCTGGATGACCGTGTAATCGGCGATCGCTGTAGGGTCGACGGGCGTCGTGGCCGAGAGCGCCACCACGAACGGGCTGGAGGACCCAGTCACGCCCGTCACGATCAGGTCCACGTAAGACAGGTCGAACGGGGCATCGCCCCGCACGATGTCAGCGTAGAGCCCGACGAAGCGCGTCGGGTCTAGGATGTCGATCTGAGTGAACGCCGGCTTGGTGAACGTCTGGATCGTCACAGCGTCCACGGCGCGGCCAATCTGCCCAGCGTCCGAGATGGGGACGAGCTGCGACGGCCGACGAAGGTACAGGACTCGAAGGCTGTAGCCGGACGGCGGGGCCGTTGGGAAGACGATCTTGTCAGCCTGGAAGCTGTAGCAGTAGCTGTTGATGGTGACGGTGCGGCCGTTCCACCCCGTGACCGGGTCGATCTGCGGGATGGTGAAGAACGTCCCATCCGAGTTGACCATGCCCACGCCGACCACGCCGCGCCCGAGAGCACGACGGGGAATCGCGTAGGCCGTCTGGCTGGGGACTAGCGGCGTGTCCTCCGACGTCAGCCAGAAGCCTTCGCGACCCGCTTTCACAGCGTCGGCGATGATGGTCGCCATTTCCTCGTCCGCTCGAGCGAGGATCTCTACATCGGTGATGTCCGAGGCGTCTGGAAGGTAGGCCAGGCGTCGGACCGCGGTGACGAGGTCTGTGGTCGTGTACGCCATGGCCTATCGTGTTACCGGCTGCGCAGGGGCGGCAGCTCCGTTTCGTCCATGTCGATGTTTAGGGAATCGGGCTCGTCGCCTTCGACGTCCATCCCCGCAGCAGAGCGGATGGCGTTCGGCCCTCCGGCTCCAGTGGCCATCTCCTGGCCCTCTTCCTCGCCGGGCGTGACGCTCTCACCGCCCTCGACCTGGACCGAGCCGTCAGGGCTGATGATGATGCGGATGGCGTCCTGCTCCTCAGGCGGCAGGGCATCCATGAAGCGACCCCGACCCATCTGGTCTCCCATCTGGGCCAGCGCTGCCATCTCTGGATCGTCGTCCATGGGTCGCATCATGTCGCCGTCGCTCCAATCGCGTACTGGATGACCGAGGCCGCCCACGTGTCCGTGGTGCTCGGAGCGAAGGATGCCGCGCTAAGCGTCCCGTTGGTGATGACCTTGGAGATCGTCACCAGAGCGCCCACCCGACCGCCCTCCTGGTAGGTCATCGTCACCGTGGCGCCACCACTCGCGGCCACGAGACCCTTGAGCTTGGAGTGCGCGTTGATGCACGCGACCAGCGCCGCGCCATCTGCCGCTGCGGAGACGTTGCACAAGAACTGCGACTCGCCCGAGGGTGCCGCAGACTTGCCCGTCAGCACGATAGAGCCGATGGTCAGCGTTTCGTTGTTGGCGATGACGCCCGAGAGCGTCAGCGTCAGCGACTGGAGCTGCCCACCGTCCTTGCCGCCCGCGAAGGCGAGGCCGCCCACCGTCATGGCTCCAGCGGTCGTGACCCGCTTGAACACCTTCCACGTGTTGCCCACGCTGCCCTTGGCGAGCATCGTGAACGTCACGGTTCCGGTCGAGTTGTTCGCCGTCATGATGCCCGACAGGCGGGGGTCGGCGTTGACCTGAGCGGCCACAGACGCGCCCGTAGCCGTGTCCGAGGTCACGATCTGGAACGTCGGGTCCCCAAGCGTCACCGCACCAGTCTGGCCTGTGTAGGTGTACGACTGGCCCGTAGGCCCGACGATGATGAACGCATCTCCAGCGATGAGATTGGAGAAACTGAAAGCCACCGTTTGGCTTGCAGCGACGCCCACCGAGTCATCGATGGAGAAGCGCACCACCGCCGGCATCAGGCCCGCGTCGATCTCAGCGAACATCGCCGAGAGCTGCGCGATGCCGATGTGCGACGACGCCGCCGCGTTGAACGGTGAGGCCATCTCCACGCCGGTGCGAGTCGGCGCGGCAATCTCTAGCATTAGCTTGGCTACCATGCCGACTCCTACGCCTTACGGCGCGCTACGCGGGACGATGTTGGTGATCTTGACCTGCTTTGCAGGCTTGCGGCAGTACACGAACTGCGACGAGAAGTTGCGGATCTCGCAACCCGTCTTGTCCGGGATCTCCAGGAAGAAGTCATCGTTGCCGACGCCCGGGAGCTTGCTGGTGAGGTCCGACACGCCAGCGCGAACCCACTCGTCCTCCATGAGGCCGAAGGCTTCGCCCGCCTTCACCATCGGGTGAGGACGAAGCGTCATCTTGCCGCCGTTGGTCCCGTAAAAGACCAGCTCCATCGTGCCGTTCTGCATCTCGGACTTGGTCGAGTCCGTGTAGCGACGAAGGGCGCTCTGGTCGTCGCAGATGTCCTGCCACGAGTAGGGGTTGAGCAGGTACGTGATGTTTCCGTAGCCACCACGGTTGACGACGCGAGTCGTTGCAGCGTGGATGCCGCTCATGGTGAGCGGAGCAGCCGTCGGAAGGGCGTAGCTCTGCGACTTCCACAGGGAGTACGTCGCTGCGGAGATGTTGAAGAGCGACGTCGTATTGGTGACGATCGCGTCCACGCCCTGCATCGAGCCGGCCGTGGCGCCACCAGCACCGATGAGGACGAACACCGGCGTGGGACTCGCGGCGATCGCCGTCATGTCCGACGAGTTGCCCGTGATCAAGATGGTCTTGAGGTCGGGATTGACGATGTTCGTGAACTCAACCGTAGCGTTCGTGTTGAGCTTCGTACCGCCCACCGCGTCGTAGACGTCAACAAGCGCCTTTTCGATCTGCGACCAGATGCCCGGCGCCCACGAGGCGCTAGAGATCGTGACCGTGCGGGTCGTGCCCGAGCCAGAGAAGCTTGCTGCCTGTCCGATGGAGCTGTTTCCACCGTAGAGCATGAGGATCTCGACGTTCGTCCGGTGCGACTCGTCCAGACCGAGAATGACCTCGTCCATCGCCGACCCGAAGGCCGCCGGACCGCTGTTCCACGCCGCCGCGATGGCGCCGTAGGCGATCTGCGAGCGCATGTGGATCTCGTTGGAGACGAGGATCGCCTCTTCCGAGTGCAGCGGGATGGCCGCGTTCAGCGTCTGGATGGTCCCGAGGTTGGAACCGTTGACGAGCGTGAGGCCCTGCTCACGACGGAGGAAGATGGGCTCTCGGAAGTCCTTTCCGAGCTGCTTGCGCTCCTGGAAGGGAAACATGCCCTGTAGGACAGCCCATTCCGGCACGAGCTTCTGAGCCTCGCCGTAACGAGTCTTGTACCAGCCATTGAGATCAGTCAGTCCAACGCCTGCCATGTGCGATTCTCCGATGCGATGCCCGTGAGGGCGGTTGCTATCGGTCTCGTCGCTTGCGGCTGGTGAGCTAGGCGGCCCGTAGGCTTGGACTGCTCAGAGCGGGGCTCTGTGACCTATGTTCGAACGGGACACTACACCACGTGACGAATCAGCGCAAGTGTCCGGTTGTGCCAGAGCTTCAAAAGGCCCAACTCGACGCGGCTATGAGTGTTCGCGAGCGGGGTGGTCTGCGCGGTGAGGGCAGCTCGTTCGTAGCGTTGCCATGTCGGCGAGAAGCGCCCCAGCTTGTGGACGCTCTCGCTCTCGACGATGTCGCTGTAGTCGCGATGGCTGAGGACGTAGAGCGGTGGTTCGTTGGGCTCGCGGACATAAACTAGTCCGCCTTCCACAAACTCGATACTCGTGGTCATCGCCGCCGCGCTTCCGCTGCGAGGTCCTGTTGGCGGAGGTGCTTCTTGAGTTGTTCCGGCGTCTTGATGCTCTCGGGGATCTTCCCGGGCTTCGCCATCACCGGACGGCCACGGCCCGGCTGGTTCATCACCCGCGCCACATCAGCCTCCCGGATGCGGTCTGCCTGCTTGCCAAGCAGGCCTCGGAGCGTCTCAGGGTCCATCGTCTGCGCTGCGGTCCGTACGTAGGCCTGCATACGCTTGGCGACGCGCTCTGCGAGCTGGGCTTCGGTCAACGGAATCTTGAGGCGCTTGGCCTCCAGCGCTTCGCCCGCGAGCATGCTCATGGCTTCCGCCCGGAGTTGCTCCACCTCACCACGGTTCGACCCATCCGCCGACTCGGAGGGCCAAAAGCCAGCCGTCTTGAGCAGGATGGGGAAGTCACGTTGAATGCGGGTCAGTTCGACCTTCGTCGCCTGCTCACGCTGCACCTTGAGCGCTTCCGCCTTCTGCGCTTCGAACTCCTGACGCTCGCGCTGGAGCTTCTCGCGCTCGGTCTCGATGCCGCGCTCCGCCTGCTCACGTTCCTCCAGTGCTCGACGCTGCTCGGGAGGCATGTTCTCCCGCTGGTACTGAGCAGCTAGGAACTCCTCCATCATCCGTTGAGCCTGCTCGGGCCCATGAAGCTGCGTGAGGACCCTGAGGGCCTGTTTCGGGTCACGGAGAGGCTCCAGGCGCGTGCGAAGCTGCTCTTCACGGGCCTTCGCCTGCTTCTCGGTCTCCGCGGCTGCTCGGAAGCGCTCGTGAGCGCCCTCGGCGAGCGGAAGACGCTCGAAGGCCTCCGCCAAGGAGTACTCCCGCTCCTGGCCGTTGACCTTGACCTTGCGTTTGTAGCTCGCGATCTGCTTTTCGAGGTGCTCCGACACATCCAGGTCGATCTCGGACCCGTCCGCGAGCCGATGCTTGACCAAGACGGGCTCACGGGTAGCCGGCTGCGGCTTCGCTGGCGCCCCCTGGGGGGCTTTCTGACGCTGGGGAGGCTCCGTGCCCGTTGCGACGGCCTGCGGGCTCTTGGCGGGCGCCTGGGGGCCCTGCGGCGACCACTTGTGACCGCGCGGAGGTGCTCCGCGGGTGTCCGCGGCGGGCTGGGCAGCAGGGGCGCTTGCGGGCGCGGAAGGCGCCGGGGCGGGGGATGCTGCGGGGGCTCCGATTTCACTCATGCTTGGTCATCTCCTCAGGTGGGTTGCGGGGCCGGCTGTCCGGTCAGTGGATTCGTCGGAAGACTCGGGCCTCCGGGCGGCGGCTCGTGCCCCAGCGGCCGAGCCTTACTCGCCGTTGGTGGCGTCGGAGCGAGCGGAGGCTTGCCGTTGCCGCTCGGCTGGCCACCAGGTGTGGGAGGCGGCGGCGCAACCGGTGGCGGCGGAGGTCCAAGGCTCTGCTTGGTCATCACCGCTAGAGCGGGGTCCATGGCCAGCCACATCTGCTCGTGCTCCTGGATGTGGGCCATGACGCGTTGCGTGGCCGTCGGGTCGGTCCGGATGTGCTGTTCGGCCATCACTGCCGCGTGTTCCTGCACGTGTAGGCCGTGGTCGTCCGTAAGTCTGGCTTGAACCGGGCCGGACCCGTCTGCAAGGAACTCGTTTTCCCGCGTGATGAGGTCCTGAGCGGCCTTCGGGCCACGGTACACGGGCTCCAGACGGCCAGTCGTCATGGCCTCGAAGTACTGCCCCTCGGTGATGGGGAACTTGTCCTGCTGGAGGAGCTGAGTAGCGATCTCCAGTTTGCCCGCCGTCTGGTCCTGGAGAGGCGAGCCTAGCTCGATGGTCACGCGCTGGATGGTGGACAGGTCATCCGCCGACCACTCTCGCATAGAGCCGCGGTTGGCCTTGCCGACGATCTCCACATTGCGCTTGTTCTGCGCGTACCGCTTGAGAATCATCAGGCGATCCGTCGCCACGCCCTCATCGTGCGCCACCACCGCGCCCTGTAGATTCGTGTTGAACGCCACGGCCAGCGACTGCACCAAGGCCAACGCCGCGCCGCTCTTGAGCTGCGGCAGCGGGTCGCCGCGCACGACGCTATTGATGCCGCTCAGCGTCTCCATCAACCGTTGGAGCATGTCCAACGCCTCCGGGAGGCTGCTGGGCATCTGGAGAAGGTTGAGGACCTCCGGCTTGCCGCCGTTCGTCAACTCCGGGTCAGGCGTCCACTCCAGCATCTGGGTGCCCTTGCCGAGCGCTTCCGGTGTGAAGTCCGACCCCTTCGGAACGATGATGCTCTGTAGTCCGTAGGCGTCGATCATCGTGAGAATCGTATCAATGACCGAGTCGTATGCCTCCTGCAAAGCCAGGAGGTCGAAGGCTGGGGAGTGGCCGCGCGAGACGCTCATCTCCCGCTCTGGCATCACCGAGCGAATGGGGATGCGGTCCAAGTCCATCGGGCCGTCGTGGAGGAGCACATTACCCACCCACCGAGCATGGCGACCCCTAGGGAGCGCAGACGTCGGGAGGGCGTAGAGCCACCACACGGTGACGATGTCGGTCTCTTGGGCCGACTGAGAGCGCTCGAACGGCGTCGAGGACCACGCGGACCGAGGCCAACGCTGCTGAGGCGAGCCGCGCATCTTGAGGATTTCCTCAGCCAGATCCGGGTGCTCCGCTGCCAGGTCCCACACGTTTGCGCGGTACGGAAGGATACACCACTGCATCTCGCGTTGCGTCGCGTCGATGTCGTGGATGACTTCCACGGGCGTGAAGGTCTGCGCCTCAACGTCACCTTCGAACACCACGCGCTCGGTCATCTTCGGCTGACCGGCCTCGTCCAGCTCACCAGACGGGTCAGGCTGCTTGTCGACCCCGTAGGGCTTGCCGGCGTTCTCATTCCATCGCTGGGCCGTGTAGCCCTCGCCCATGGTCAGGCCGATGCGGACGGCGTCCACACGCATGTTGTCGTCGTCTAGCTCGCGCCCGTAGAACTCCAGGAGCGACTTCGCTAGCGTGACCTGCTTGGCGCTCTCCGAGTCGTTGTTCGTAGCGCGCGGGTCGTAGGATAGCCGGCGGTTGACGACGGTCGCGATGATGCCCTGTAGGATCGAGCGGTAGTGATTGACGCGTATGAGGACCAGCTCCCCTGCTTCGCCACCAAACTGCACCGCGGCGCTGTTGGCCATGCCGCCGTTTGCATCCTGACCGTAATACAGCCTCTCTGAACGTCTCCAGAGGTCGAGGCGGCCGTCACGACGAAGGCGGTCGCGGTAGCGGATGGCCTTGGACAGGCCGACCTGTGGCAAGTCCTTGCCGTCTACGGTCAGCCAGAAGCGGTCGTTAGGAAGATCCGGAGCGCTCGCGATGGGTCCGGTGAGTGAGGGGGCCACCATCAACGCACCTTCGGAATGTTGTAGTGGTCGGCTACCAGATCGCGATGCAGGGCCCGTTGCCCGTCGAAGGAGAGCAGCGACCGCATGGCGCCCCACTCAGGCACGAGCGACGCCGATGGCGCATACTTCGCCTTGAAGAACCCATTGAGCGCCGCCCTGAGCTTCTCCATCCGCTCGGCGGCTGCTCGTTTGTTCCAGTAGGCACGTACACGCTTGCGGTGGCTCATGTCTTACGCTTCCTGCTGAACGCCTCTCGGAGCTTCCATGCCCTCGCAGCGTCCGAGCCGGACGGTAGCGTAGCCGACACGGGGCCGATTTGCACGAAACGGTTGAACAGGCGAGCAGGCGTCGGGTTGTGCGACGTGTCGAGGTGACGAATCAAGTACATCATGGCTGCAACGCCGTCGTAGTGACCATCCGCCCCGCCTGGTCGGGCGAAGTCGGTCTTGCGCTCGTTCCACACGCCGTTCCGTAGGTGGCGTATGAGGTTCACGCATCGAGGGTGGATACGGTAGCTCAGCCGCGACGTCGCCAGACGTAGCCGATTGATCAGCACGTCACGCTCGTGGTTGTTCGCGGCGCGCCAAGCGTTCTCGGCGGTGGGGTCGCCGTCTACCTGGAGCTTCTGCATGTCCGCCCTGGCTCTGGCCGTGGCGTCGAGGTGCCGGCGATAGATGGGCGCCTCACCCCATAACGCTTTCGCCTTGGCGTCGGTCCGATGCTGTAGCTCGTCCGTGGTCACGCGTTCAGTGAAGTCCTCGTCCACCACGAAGAGCGTCGCGCCGTTGAAGTCCCACTCCGCGAAGAGCATCGCCGAAAGGTCCACAAAGCCGAGATCGCCCACGATGTAGCGGTCTACCGCGGGCTCTGAGTAGCCCTCTGGGACGACAGCGACGTACTCCTGGACGATCTGCTCTTCGTACATCGCGAACTCAGGGACGAGCGCCCTGGTCGGGTCTGTGAGGAAGCGGGCAAGACCCTCACGCTGCCATGTGACCGTCTGCTCACCGCCACAGGCGAACGCCAGCTCGGCGATGTCCTCCGGCGTCAGCATCGGCGTGTCGTAGATGGTCGCCGTCATGGCGGCGCTAGCAGCCTCTGCGCGCTTGTAGAAGTCCACGAATGGGTGCGAGGGGCTGTCCGGTGGGCTGGAGCCCATGAGCAGCTTGCCGCCCGTGCCCGCTAGCTGGAATAGCAGGACAGAGTTGACGACGTATTCCAGGACCGGGATGAACCCAGCCTCGTCCACGATGATCTTGTGGCTCTTCGGGCCGCGGAGTCGCTCCGCCTTGGCTCGGTCCTCACACGCTGCGAACACGACGCGTGAGCCGTTCTTGAACCGCAGCTCGTCCCCTACCAGCTCGGGGCGCAGGTCGTCTGGCGCGGTCGCGATGATGGCTGCGAAGATGGGGACGATGAACTCCCGCAGGCTGGTGACGGTGCCACAGGCGTACGGGATGCGCGCGCCTGGGATGGTCAGACCCGTCTCTATGGCTTCCACCGCGAAGAAGAAGCTTTTGCCCCACCGGCGGGCGATGTCGAGCACGACGATGCGGCTCGGCGTCGAGCGGACGAGGGCACGTGAGGCTAGCTGGCCCTTCGAAGGGTCGCCGTTGCCATCGTGCAGAAGCCACGACAGGTTACCCTTGCGCCACGCTGCATGTCGCATGGCGACAGTCACGGCGTCCTTGCCGTGTTTCGCGTCTGCCTCAGCCAGCGTCAGCCCGGCGGTCACGCGGAGGTGTTACGCGCCTGCTGGACGGCTCGGATACCCACGGCGCGGGTAAGCTCGGCCTGCTTCGTCTCGATCTTGGCGAGGCGCTCAGCGATGCCTGCTTCTAGCTTCTTGAGCCCTGACGTGCGATCGATGGCCACGAGGTAGCGGCGCCATGCGTCCCAGCCGAGAAGGCCGAGGACGACGAGAGCGGTGGATAGGGCGGTCAACGCGGCCACCCTCGCCCCTCTACGAACGGGTCTCCCCGTAGCTCGTTCTCGATGTGCGCTGCCACGATGCCGCGTGTGTTGGGGGGCTCCATCTGCCCCACAAGGTACTGACGCAGGACAGATTCAGGGATGGCCACCCGCGCCCACTCAGTGCCGCCCTGGCCCATCCTGACGACCATGCCGCGCCACTCTCGACTCTCTTCCCGGTGCGTCCCGTCCGTTGACTCACGCTTGGCCTTGGCGGCCTGTGCTCCGAGATTGCTCACGATTGCTCCGATATGTAGGTTCGAACGGTGCTGGACGTCGCCTCCAAGAGCGCCAGCTCAGCCAGGCGTACCCCCTCTAGCGCATCATCACGGAGTGCCATCTGGTCATCCACCGCGACCGTCCCTAGATCCCTGTGGATGCTCTCGGCAACCTTTGCCTCCCACCAGTTCAACACGATGCGTGCGATGCGCAGGTTGCTCATGGCTTGCTCCACCTTGTCCACCGCGTCACTCATTCGCCCACCTTCCTAGCCGCAGCGGCCAGCATCTCAGCCTCGGATACTACCACGGGGATCAGCGGTGTCCCATCCTTGCCCGTCACCTCGGACTTGCTCTCGACCTTCGTCAAGATGAGGCCGTGGCGCTTGCCAAGCTGCTCGATGGCCTTGAGCCTGTCGGCTAGCTGCGGAGGGCACTCTTCGAACTCGGCCGAGCCGTCAGCCATGCGGATAGCTCGCTTCTCCATGACCAGCCCGCGAAGGATGTCCGTAAGCAACTCCTCCTGCTCTACGCGGTCGGCGATGGTCTTGCGCTTGGTGGCTTCCGCGAGGCTCTCACGTGCCGCAGCGACCACAGCGTTGACCCTAACGTCCTTTAACAGCCTGGACGCAGTTGCTCCGAGGCTGGCGGGGTTGCCTTCGTACCCTGCGATGCGGGCTGCTTCGGTAGCGTTGCCCTGAGCTTCGCCTAGTAGCGCCTCAACGAAGCGTTGACGCTTGAGGGGAAGGGTGTCTTTGCCGAGGATGGCCATGGTTACGGGATGTCCTCGATTCGCGAGACGGCCAGCGCGTCCATCATCCGGTTGATACTTCTTTTCAGGCGGCCAAGTACGCGAGACATCCTGTTCATGGAACGACGCATGCGGTCGCGCTTCCGCTTCGTCCATCGCGACGACCGTCTGGAGTGGAGCAGCAGCGTCCGTATATCAGTTCGCCACGGGCTGTGTTGCGTCATCTGTTCGCCTTGGTTCTACGATGCCACGGGACTTGCTCGTCGTCAGGACATTTTCCGAGGGGTCCCGACGCGACTGGCTTGACCAGGGGAGGCGGCTGGATGTCGGGGTCTCCGTTCCAGCGCTCTCGGCCCATCTTCGTCAGCATCATCGAGATGCGCGCGTCACGGTTCTTGAGCTGCTGGGCAGCCATTTTGCGCTTGGCGCAAAGGTTCATGCCGCGAGCGTTCGGCGCCGTGTCGTCACGGTTGGCTGTGTAGACGAACGGCTTGGTCACTTGCTCCACCCCTCTCGCTCGTCAGGGGAGACGGTCCAGGCAGAGAGACAGGCGCGACGTTCGTCTAGCGTGCGGTAGCGGCTCGGCGGCATCGCGAAGCCGTAGCCATGCGCTCGCTCCCGCTCGAAGTCCTGTCTTGCCGTGTGCGGGTCGGTGGCCGGCTCCTTCATTCGACACCGCGGGTCGCTGCTGCCAGCGCCACACCAGCACTTGCCGTCCGGAGCTTCCCAGGCGAAGCCACAGTCGCTCACTTCCTCGCCTCCCGTTCTCGACACCACCCACACACGTTGTCGCCGGTCCAGGCGCGAGCCAGAGCCAGCAAGCGCCCCACAGCCTTGCGCGCTGGCGTCGGGCCGTCGAAGTGCAGCGACAGCGCGTACGGGCACCCGTGGCCGCATGAGCAGCACCTGAAGTGCGACGGCATCTCAGAGCCGACGATACGCTGGACCTCGAAGCCGTAGCCGCCGATCACTTACCCGCCTCCTTCCTAGCCTTGTCGAGTAGAGCCGTACGCCATGCAGAGACAGCGAGGTCACGGGTAGGGTACGGGCCTACCTCCACACGCTCGAATCCGAACGCGAAGTACTGTCGCTCGATCGTATCGTTCGCGTAGCCCATATGCCGAGCGGTGACACGTGGCTCTCGCTCCGCTAGGCACCCTCCCTCTCGGAGGCACCTGGAGGGCTCACGGGTGAAGAGACCTTCGTAGGCAACGGATGCAGGGCCGTAGCACTTCCCACAGAGGCTGCTGGAGGGCCCTGCCCCCGATACGTACACCCTCCGCGCTGCGATCGGCAGGGTCGCGACTGGTTGAGGTGCCAACCGTCCGGTCGTCAGTGCCTCGAAGTACTCCTGAGGCGCTACGTTGACCGTGGTGGCGTCGGAAGCCTTGGCGCTACCCTCGGCCGTCTTCGCCACGGAAGCGGCTCCTGGGGCAACGTCGTGGCTGGGATCGACGTGCGCGAAGGACTCCGCCTTGTCGTAGACCATCCACCCAGCTTCGTCTTCCGTGGTAGCGTACACCTCCCCGGATTTGTACAGTTCGCGGACGATGTACACGCGGTGGGCTGGCGATCGGCCGCTCACGTCGCGCACCCGGTCCCCTACGCGGAGGGGGCGAGGCTCTTCGGCGGGAAGAAGGTTACCTTCGTAGAACGGCGCGAACCCGTCGTCCTGCCTGGCCCAGGTCTTCCCGGGCAGATCTAGCCCCACCGTACCATCGCTGTACCTAGACATTACGGTTGCGAGGCCGCCCCCGAGCTTGAGCCGTACCCGATCGCCGACCTTGAACGTCATACACCACCCTCCTTCGTCCTCTGTGCCCGGTAACAGTGAAGCGCTTGCTTGACCACACCCGAGCGGGTGTCGTCCCTGCGCTTCGCCTCCAGCGTCACCCATGCGTCAAGATCGACGGGGATACGAGAGGCGATGTAGGAATACCCAGGTGGGCCCTCCCTTCGGGGCCTCCCTCGTTTGGCTTTCTTGGTCATACCTCGTGCACCCCGTCCTCGTCGCCGATTAGGCCGACCGCGTTGAGCACGGCGGTGACCTCAACGAGCAGGCGATCGCGGGCCTCACACTTGGTCGCCCACCGTGCGTTGGCCGTCGTTATCTTGGCGCGCGACGAGCCTGGAGAGAGCGAACGGCGGGCGTCGCTCGCACGGCCCACTGCCATCTCTGCCGCCGCCAGTTCGTGCATGCGCTTCGCGCAGATGCCATACAGGCACGACTTGGTCGACCAGCCGTCCGCCTTCTCCTCCACGCGCCTCACAGCGACACCGCGACCATCCCGCGAGCCGTCGTCAGGAACCAGCGGCCAGACTTGATGTTCTGGACAAGCCGGACCTCGCCGCCACGCGGACCGCGAAGCGTGGTCACGGTCTCGCCAACCGAAACCACCGCGTAGGTCTTGCCATTCAGAACCATCTCGTTCGTCGTTGTCATGAGCTAACCCTAACCCTCCCCGCTTTCCCTGTCCACACGAAAATCACAAGTGCGCGAATACTCAGCGCTTCGGCGGTCCGATCGGTGCGCCAGTCACGCTTCGCAGCGCTAGGTCAGGCGGTCGCTTGCCAAAGCTCTGGTTGAAGCGAGCTGCGCGAGTGGCGACGGTGGGTGGTGGGTCGACGAAAGTACCGGCTACACGGGCTAGCTGGCGCTTCTGGGATTCGGAGAGGGGGCGCTTGCGGTTGATGGGGTGTCCATCTTGCCAGGTCATGCCTCGTCGCTCCTGCCGCCGTGAAGACCAAGCGTGCGCATGGCGTTCGCGCGCAGCATCAGCAGCTCCAGCGCGCTGCCACGCGTCTTCCCGAGGCCGGAGATGTAGCGGTAGCTGTCGCCGTGTGGCTTTCGTGCCCACTCTAGCCACCACGGCCGGCCGTTGCCAACAATGGGTCGATCTGGCCTTCGGTATAGGGGCTCGTATCCGGCGCCACGGATGTCTCTCAGCAGCTTTTCTCTCTTGGTCATAGGTCTTTCCTTGTATAGAGCGCCGACATGGCCGCCTCTGCCCTGCCTCGCGCACCTACCAGCGCAGTGATGATGGATGCAAACGACTCAATAGCCCGGATGCGATCGGGGCCAGACGCGCCAGGGCGTAGGCCGCTCTCCACCATGCGCACGTGAGCGGCGAGCATGTCGGGTAGCGTTGAGGTGTCGTTCATCGGCACTCCTTCGCGGCCATCGCCACCAACTGCTCCGAGACCGTCTTTCGCGTCACGCACATCTTCGGGCTTCCCTTGCCGATGTAGAGCAGACGGGTAACCCGAGAGCGGTAGGCGATGGAGTCTAGCTTCACAGTGGACTCAAGCAGAGAGATGGCGACGTCCAGGGCTTGGGCGTAGTCGTGGTGGGCGGCCATGCGGAGGAGGTGTAGAGCGGAGAGTGACTCGTCCGGGGTCACGGCAGTCTCACGATGTGGAAGCCGGCGGCCCTCAGCTCGGACGCGAAGCGGTCGTACGTCTCCCGGTCGTACTTTGCCTCCATCCAGACGCCATCGATCGCGACGACTTCGCCACCAGCAGTCTCGACGGCCTCCAGAAGGGCCGCGTTGACCGTCTCCCGGATCACCGCGCCCGCCAGTTTCTCGTCAAGCGCGTCCATGTGGCTCCTCCAGCGGCAGAGGCAGCGTTCGCTCCTCCACGGTCTGCTTTCGGCGCCACAGCTCAGCGCCCGTCTTGTCGATGTAGACCATCTCAAACGAGTCGTCGTCGGCCACCACGCGACTGACTGTGGTCCACTTGAACGAGCCTTCTTGCAGCTCCTTCCGGTAGCGGTCGCGCTTCTGTACGTCCGCGTGCGAGAGCGTCGTGCGGTTCGCGTACGCTGCTAGGAAGTCCTCGCGCTCCCTCCGAGCGTCCGGCGTCATCAGGCGCTGTTCTGTACGGCGCCGCATCGCGTCAACTTCTCTCATCGCCCTTCCTCCTGTGCTGCCAGCTTGATCATGGTGCCATGCGGGCCGAACACCTCGCGGAACCGGTCCGCGCGCGGACCTTTGTAGAAGACGGTCGACGCCAAGTTGCTCCCGCTTTGCGGCTTGCCTGTGTCCGGATTCACGAACGAGATACGCGAGCCGTGCTCGGGGGAGCCCCACAGCAACGCCAGATCGGCGGTTGACATGATGCGGCGCCACCATGCGGTTTCAGTGCGCACTGGGACCAGTGAGATCAGTTCGCCTTGAAAGCTAGCGATCTTCTCGCCCCACCCCGTCCCCATCCCGATCAACTTCCCCTTGCGCCAGATCTCCGCTTTCGGGTCGATGGGCCCGCTCAGGTGTGGCCCGTACACCGGGTTGCAGAACCCTGGACCGTACCCGTCCCAGCTCGACGATAGCCCGCATTGACCCCGGGCCAGCAAGCCAACGCGCGTGTAGACCCCATCGCTCGTGTACCATCGATCGGCGCATGTCGGGTTGCTCTCCACGGTGGCGGGATCGAAGCCGATCGCGTTCTCGTACACCTCACGGACCAACCCCAAGAACCACTCCGGGGTCTGCCAGTCCATGCGTTCGCTGGACAGGAGCACATGGCTACCGGTTGTCATCGCTGTATCTCCCGGCTCGCTCCATGGCCCGCTCCAGGCTCTCCGCGGCACTCAGACGCTCGTGAAGGTCTCTCGCTGCATGTCCCGCGCGAACAGCGTCGACCAGGGCACAGAGGAGCGGCAGGGCGGCGCGTTCCTGTTCGACGTGGTTGGTGTGGTACTCGATCGCAGCGATGGCCTTGTTGAGGGCGGCGGCCTCGCGTCGCGCGTGGGAGCTGTTGCCCAGGTCGGCGCGTAGTTGTAGCTCGGCGAGCGTTCCCAGTACGCGACTGGCGTTGTCGATGACTAGACCCGGCATCACTCCTCTCCCTTCGACTCGATCCACTCGATGAGGCACTCGGCTTGCGCCTTGTAGAAGTGCCGCTCCGTCTCGGTCCGACCCATCTCTAGGCCTAGCAGCGTACACCGGCCAGATGTGTGGAACTCCACGTGATGCTCCTTGCACAGCGGGACGCACGACAGGTCCGTCGCCTTCGTTCCCATCCCACGCGGCCCGAAGTGATGGGCCTCGTCGGCCTGCCGGAGACAGATGCAGCACGGGCGCTCGCGCACGAAGGCCATGTAGCTCCGGCTACGCGTTGGCTTCCTCGACTTCGGACGGCTCACGATGGGCGCAGCCATCACGGCGGCCTTGTCTCGTCCTGAGACGGTGCGGGCGTGGACCTTGTCCAAGAGCTTGTCTATCTCCGCCGCAGCGTGTCCGTCCAGCATTCCGCCAAGGCTGCCGTCCGCCCGAAAGATTGGCCGGGGAGGCACCTTGCGTGGCTCCGCCTTCGGTGAAGCCATGCGCACATAGCTCTCACGGATGTTCGCGAAACGCCCCCCACGGCTGTCTAGGACAGTGTACGTCCGCTGCTCCACGGAGAGCACGGTGCCGGGCTGCCAGCCTCCTAGGCCGGCCTGACGCTTCCACTCGATGCGGTCGCCTGCTGAGAACTTCATGGCGCACCCCGGCGCTTCACCCACGCGCTGGGGATGCACTTCCAATCGAGCCAGGCCGGATCGATGCTCACCCAGGTCGTAACACGCCAACTGTCGCCGACACATTGCTGGAAGCTGCCGCGATGCCACCTGATTTCGCCAACACGACTCATGAGTTCAGCTCCTCTAGCGTGAGGGTCAGGGCCACCGCGGTAGCGTCTGATTCCGCTTCCCGCTCTGGTTTCGTCTTGGCAGCGGAGTACCAGCCCGTGAGCCGTGCGACGCCTTCGGCCACGTTTCCCTTGCTCGCACCCATCGACGATGCCATGCGCAGCTTGACCTCTCCGGCCTGCACGAACCGGCACCCGTACCCACGAGCCACCAGGACGCCCAAGGTGACACCGAGAGACTGACCCAGGGCCTTGGCGCTCACGGCGTGTCTAGAGCCAGCAGGAGCCTCACAGACGACCCTGACGGGCATCGTCATGCGGCCGGCCGGCGCCTGCTCGGATGCCAACCGGTCCAGCATGGAGACCGCGAACTCAAGCCCTCGCGCGAGCATCACCACTCTCTGCGCGTCTTGGTCTGCTGCGTACATGTGTGATTTCTTTGCATCCTTCTTCGTCTGGATGCAGCCGGTGGCTAGAACCTTCGGTGGCAACACGGAGCGATCGACGATGCTCCAGCCGTAGGCGGTCAGTGAGGGGTCGCAGCCAAGCACCAGCATCACGCCCCCGCCTTCGCGCGTTCGACGAGGGCACGGATGGCGTCGCGCAGCGTGGGCCAGTCAGCCTCTGTCCAGTTCCGCAGCATCATCTCGTCCATCATGCGGCCCAGCTCGATCACGTCAGCACGCAGCACCGCGTCATCCGGCGCAGCGACGCTGTGTAGCGACACGTACTCCAGGTCCGTCAGGGCGCCGTTTTCGCGGTCTTCCTTCGTCAGCGCGATCGCCTTGCGCAGATTGCAGTAGCGGCACCCAAACTCGTCGCAACCCTTGCATGCAACGTCGGAGCAGCGGAGCAGAGCCTTCGCGGCGGTCTCGATAGCGTCCGCTCTGTCATCCGGCGCAGCGACGCGCGCGAGCTTCGCGAAGAGCGCGGCGAGGTTCTGCGGAGAGACGCTGCGTACGTCGGTCTCTTTCGTCTCTCGGTTCGCGTACATCACGGTGGATTCGTTCTCCTCGTCGATCGTGATCGCGACGTAGGCGCCGTGGCCATCGCCGAACGCGTAGAACGCGAGGTCATTGCCGCATCCGCGCACGAAGCGGCATGCATCGGCCGCGTCTCGACGGCCCCACTTGGCGACACGCTCGCGCGCCGCGTTCTGATCATCGCGCTTGTACCCGACGTCCGCATCCGGCGCGTTGCCGATGCGCTCGTCCTCGGTCGGCGCAGCGACGGGCGGGGACGGGCGGGGAGGCGTCCAGCCGAGGGCGCGCGCGGTGGCGACGATGGTCGCTGCGAACGCGTTGGCGCGACGCTCTGGCACGCGCAGGTTGACAGACGACGACCACGAGCCTCGCGTGTTCATCGTCGAGTTGTCGAACGACACGCTCTCTCGCCGCTCGTCCAGGAACGCGCACGCGCTCTCCAGCTCTCCACTGGCCGCAGCGACGGGCGGGGCTGGACGGGGAGGTCGGCAAAGCTGCGTGGTCGTCGCGCCTGCGAGGACCATCCGGATCATCTCCGCTGCGTACGCGTGCTTATCGGCCTGAATCGTCGCGCTTTCGCCATCGGCCTTCACGAAGCGCCGCACGTCAGCGGCGCATGCCGCTTGCCACTTCGCGTGCTCTTCGAAATCGGCTCGCAGCTCCCCAGCCTCGGCGGGGAGAACGCGCACCAACTCGCCCCGTTGGTTGAACGTCCACACGCGCCCGTCGTTCGTGTGCAGGTCCATCGCGCGATCACCAGGCCCGCGCGGGCGCAGGGCTTTGGCGCGCCCGAGCATCGTGACGCATCGACCGTAATCGGTCTCGTGCTCGTCGGCGCACGTCTCGCAGTAGACGCTCGCGGGCACCTCGACGGGGAGGGCGGCGATGGCGGTAGCCTGTTCCAGCAGCTCACTGGCCGCTCGCGCCAGCGCGTACGCCTCGGGCGTGCCGTCATCCCAGGTGCGCGACTCGCGGGCCAGCTCCGTCGCCCTCGCCCTCAGCCTCGCCACGATGCGCTCTGATTCGGTGGTCATCGGGCGGTCTCCTTGGCTGTGCGTCGTGACGTAGCTGCGTCACATGCACGCGATATCTCATGCTCGTCCAGCGCGAGCCTCGACGCGTACTCATTCAGCGCGATATGCGCTGTCTCCTCCTCGGGTGAGCCGTCCGGCGTCGCCATGAGCGCGTCGCAGAGCCGATCCAAGTCGGATAGCGCCGGGTCCGCTGCCTCGGGCACATTCGCTGAGCCGCCAAGCAGTCGCGAGCCATCGGGGTTGCGGACGCGGGAGGCGACGTCCTCGGATTCTTCGAGCGCCTTCACGAAATCGCAGCCGACGCAGGCGCAGTTCTCCGCGTCGGGGCGGCCAAGGTTAGCTGCGGCCAGTGCGATGCCTGCGTCGCGCAGCTTGTCCAGCGCCGCCGTCGCCGCATCCCGCTCCCGTCGCGCCTCGTCGCGCTCGGCGGTGCGTTCTTTGACGAGCTGCGATGCCTGCTCGAAGTCACGCGTGCCGAGTGCGAGCGCATCGTGCTGCTTCTGATCCGCTTCCTCCGCTCGCTTCTTCCACTCGTCGCGCTCGGCTTTCACCTTCGCGTAGCAGTCAGCGCACGCGCCGCAGATGTCGCGACCCGCGCCGACATTCGCACGGCACCAGCCGACGAGACCCGGGCCCTCCGCGTGCTCGCGCAGCACGCGCGCCAGTTCAACCTTCCACTCGTCACGCTCGGTGGTCATCTGCGCGAGGGCGGCAGCGCACCGCTTCGCCACCGCGAGCACGTCGCGCGGCTCATCCTCGTCAGCGGGGTCCGGCTCGCACACGTCGATCACGTCGCCGATGATGGCGGTGAGACGGTCTAGTTCGCGTCCGCGGTCTTCGAAGCACTCGCGCCACGTCTGTACGAAGCCGCATCGATGCGATCGCGACACGCGGCACTCGTCGGCATCGGGTGGGTGCGTGGCGTTGACGGCGGCGAGGATGCGGCGGATGTCACTCTCCTCCACGTCCGACACGCTGACGAGTGAGTGCCTGGACGCGTCCAGCACGTCACGAATGGTCTCCTTCACCAGAGCTCTGTCTCGCTCCCCTGCATCACTTGGTGGGAGGTCCAGAGCAGCCCCGATGGCGTCGCACTCGGCGGCAAACTCGCCGTTGAGCCACGACCTCATCCCATGCTCGCGTGCATGCTCGTACACCACGCGCGCCGCCACTTCGATCGCCCGCTCTCTCGCCGTCATCACAGCCCCCGTTCCCACGTCACCCGACCCACCACGATACCGTCATAGTCGAGCGGCTCGCCCGGCAGAAGCTCCACCACGCGCCACTCCTCACCGTCCTGGCAGACCCTGGCAGCGGCCATCAGAGCCCGACCGATGGAGCGGAACCGGATGCCGGTCGCTCCCTTCCAATGGTTGCCGCGAGCAGCACCGCCCTCGCCGCGCTGGATGACCTCGTAGCCCCATCCGCTCGTGCTCTTCGACATCTTCCCCGTTCCTTCTGCCGACTCGTTGTCGACTCAGGAGTCATAGCGCACGCCTATTTGTTTGTCCACACAAAATCGACATGCGCCAGAATCGGCCTGTCAGAAGGGGATATCGTCCGTGTCATCGTTACCGTGTGGGTCGCGCTGGTTGAGCCTATTGTCCCCGTGTCGGAAGGCCGGCGGTAGGTCGTCGTCGCCGAAGTCCGGCGGCTCTTCTCGGCGTTGCTTGCGAACCTGGTTGGGGGCGGGGCGGCCGGCTCTCTGGCTACCTTCACGCTCGTCTCGGAGGTTGCAGAAGTAGTCCGAGAGCTTGACCACGTACGGTTCGCCACCGTCCCGAGGCCGGACCTTCACGGCCACGATGTCCTTGCTCCACTGGCCCCCTAGGCGGCCGTCGTCGTTCACCCAGAACGCGGCCACGTCCACGTACTCCGGGCCGGTCGTCTCGCCCTTGCGCTTGCCGTACACCTTCACCACGGGCTTGCTCGCCATCTATCTGCTCGCTTTCTTCTGTTTCAGTTCGTCCACGACGGCTTCGATAGCCTCGCGCTGGGGGTCGGTGTAGTTGCGCCACTCGGTCCTGACCAGCTCCTTGGCGGCAGCGTCTTCCCGTCTCAGGCGGTCCAGCAGGTCCGGCGGGTCCATGACCGGAGCCGTGTCGCTCACGTTGCGTTGGTCGCGGTCGTAGAGGGCCAGACCCAAGACGTTCCCATAGCTCTTGGCGCAGCGCTTGAGCGCGTCCGTGCACGCCTCCTTGATGGCGCTCTCCAGAGCCAACCCGCGGTCCTTGTCGATGCCGTGCCCGGCGCCGTGGTCCACCACGTCCAGGCATTGAGCGACCGTCAGGCGGCACGATGCCGTATACGTCACATGCCAACGCTTGCCTTTGTCGCCATCGTCTAGAAGCTCGCTGTTAGCCAGCGTTGGGGTGCACTCGTAGCCCCAGGAGCCCTGGCCGAAGATGCGGTTCATCTCGGCGATGACGTGCCATCCCTCGACGTAGGAGAGGCCGTTTTGGCCACCCTTGCGCTGCTTGACGTGCTCGCGGGAGAGCGAGGCGTCCAGCATCCGCCGCTGGTCCGCTGAGAGGCTCATTGCTTCGCCTTGCTCTTGACCACCGTCACCCCGCGAGCCTTCCGAGCCTCGTATCCGTTGATCTCCATCTCGACGTGAGAGGGGAAGTGTTTCTCCACGTAGCGGATGGCGGCGCGGCGGCCTTGGGCGAGACGTGCCCTCAAGGTCTCAGCCTCCGATTGAGTCACCGCTTGCTCGTAGGTCTTTGACAGCGCCCGCCACGGGCCGTCGCTCGGGTCCACCTCGTTGGACGACCAACCAAATCCCGGCTGGCTGAGCTGTACGACTACGGCGGCGTCGGCTGCGTCGACAGCCTTTGTGCCGGTCGACAGCGTCCGCTTGATGACCGTTCCAACCGCGCAGGACGCGCATTCCGAGGCGTGGTCGCGCTGGTTGTCCACACTGATGAACTCCCCGAACGTCAGCCCGCTGAGCGGCTCCTTGCGCAACACGTCGGCCACGAACCGCTTGGTCAATCGAATCGTCGTCATCTTCCTTCTCCTTTTCACTCGTCGAACGGTGGGGGCGCCAGAGTAGCCAGAGGCACACTCAAGACGTTTTGTATGTAGATGTGCGCCGCGTCGTGTCCGTTGATGAGGTCCGACGTGGCGAGGCTCACGACTCGCTCTGAGGGGCTCTTCTGTTCCCAGGGCTTGTTGCGGAGGCTACGTGCCTCCTTGAGGGCAGCGACCGTCGTGGCTCGGGGGACGGGGATGAGGTGGGTTGGGAGGTGCTGGTGGGTGTCCAGGGCCTCTATGACGATGGCGGGATGGAGCCCCAGCCGGCCGGTCTCCGGGTCCCCGTTGCCGAGGGAGAGCAGGACGCGACGGGTTAGAGCGATGAGACGAGACCAGCGGTTGCAGTCAACGTCATCGATGTCCGTGGAGGTGTCGGATACGGAGCGGATGCGCTTGTCGGCGGGCATTACGGCGTCTCCAGAGCGGCGAGGGCAGTGTCGAGCGTGTCGAAGGCGAGCCGGTCCACGACCTGGCCGCCGCGGTCCGCGTCGTCTTCTCGCGCCTTCCACGAAGCTATCGCCGCAGTACGCGCCAGATCCGCCACCACCTCCAACTTCTCGATGCGGTCGAGCAGCGCGGGGAGCTGCTTCGCCATCTCCTCGTTGAGAGCCTCCTGGATCGTTGCCAGCTCACGCCATGTGCCAGGGCTTGGGTATGCGTCGCAGCGTTGCTCGGCTCGCTTCTCGTCCGCCAGCAGCTTGCGGAGCTTCTCTACGTCTAGCGCTTCCATCAGAACGCCTCGTGGTGTGAAAGATTGAAGAGAGCCTCTGCTAGCGTGGACCCGCGGCCGTACAGCGTCACCGGTCGCCACTCACCCGTGCGTGTGTACTCGCCCCAGTCGATTACACGACCTTCCACGGCTGCCGTGACCGTCCGGCCCCGTGCCCAGCACCGCACACGTCTGCCGGCTCGCTGAGCCTCTCGGAGCATCCTGAGAGCGTCCTCGACGCTGCTTTCGTAGTACGTCATTCGTCCTCCAGCAGTCGCTTGCGAAGTAGCTTCGCCGACTTCCATCGGCCCCAAAGCGTAGCTCCAACGCCGGTTCTCATGTCCTCGCGCCACATTCCGCACCGGACGCAGATTTGCGTGCATGCCGAACCCCATCGCAGCGGTACACGCGGTCCCTCTGACGGCGAGTGCTCGCGCTTCATGCGCCAGTAACCATGAGTGTGGTCCCGAACAGCGTCGCCAGCCGAGCCAGGTCCGCTGCCTTCGGCGTGGTCTTGCCCTTGAGCCAGTTACGCACGGACGTCTCAGAGCATCCGATGCCAGTGGCAACGTCTTGGTTGCTGCGGTTGGTGACTTCGCAGAGGTGCGAGATCATCGCGGGGAGGCTCTCGTGCTCTCGGACGCCGGAGCGCCACTGGCCGCGAGGGGTGGACTTGGTGGGCTTCATGTCTTCTTTACTTCGTTCTGCCGTCGAATCAGCTCGTCGCAGCACACCTCGAAGACCCCCCATCGCCCCACCTCATACGCAGCCGTGACCATGGCGCGGAGGTCGGCATCGGGGATGGCGCGTAGCCAGTGTTTCACTTCTGCTCCTCCCCCGGGAAGAGCCAGTCTTGAAGACCCTGCATCTCAGCACGTGCGGCCATTGCCTCTCCCTCGCCGTGGGCCACCACTTGGTGGTGAGCCGCCCAATCCGCCACCATCAACCGCAGAGTTACTTCGTCCATCTGGTCAACCGACTTGGCGCGGTGCTCCACGTATGCGGCGTGCCGACTACACTTCGCCGCCTTGGCCAAGTACACCTGTTCGTTCGCCCGCATCGTCTCGGCCAGACGCGGCAACTGCGTCTTCGCGAACGCTCTCAACTCTTCCACAGTCCTCATCGCTCATCTCCGTTCGCGAACGTCGCCGACAACTCTGCCAGCACACGAGCCACCTTCACGTCAGCTACCGCCCCGGTGCGCTCCGCGTTCTGCGCCCACATGCGGGTTTGTGTGACCAGCCAGCGCAAAACGATGCGCCTGGATACCGTATTCCCGTCGCTTCGCTTCCTGCTCATTCTCCACCCTCCTCGTAGTCACTCACTGCATCCGCGTATCCGCGGGCGTAGGTGTTCGTGTCGGCCTTCTTGAGAGCCAGAAGAAGTCGAGAGAGCGCGTGCTCGACGGCGCTCTCTCGCGACTCTATCTCCAGAATAGTCCACACAGTCCGCAGTTCTTCGATGGCTGCCGCAGCCTCCTGCGTTTCGCCCAAGAGGGCGTGGATGTCACTGAGGACTCGTTCGATGGCGGGGGAGGTCATCGGGCCGCCGATCGCCAACGACTCGTGCGCCATCGTCTCCGCGACCGCCGACCAGGCCCGATCCAGTTCGCGATCGGCTGCGTTCTTCTTCGCCATCTCGTCCCCTGCTTCCTTCTGCCAGCTCCGTGCTGACGAAGAAGAACCTAGCCCACCCTAGATTCTTTGTCCACACGAAAAGCGAACTATTTTACATCGCGTTGATTTTGCTGGGCTTTGAGCGGGCACCACGACGGGACGACGTCTTCCGCTGGGAGTTCTCTGGGTGGCTTGACGCCCCTGCATTTGAAGACCTCGCCGAACAAGATTCCCTCATCTTTCCGCGGTGTCATGTTCGCGCAGTCAGCGCACGACACAAGCACCGGCAGCGCCCGGAGGTGACGGATCTCCATGGCCATGTCGCCCATGGCGCGGATGAGGCCTGACACCTCGCGCACTCCCTCTTCGATCGCTGCTAACTCTTCCTCGGTCATCGCTTCGTCTCCTTCGGTTCTGGTCTCTCGTGTCGTACCCAGGTCCCTGGCTTGTCTGCTTCTGCGTTCTTGCAGGTCCACCACGCTCGCCAGTGAGCAGGGGCGCGGTCTAGCTCGGTGTCGGGAGGGATTTCGCCACCCCATGGACGGCGGGGCTTGTTAGCCACGATACGTTTCCGGGTCTCGCCTTGGTGACTCGACCGGTTTGGTAGCTGGTCGGATGTTCTTCGCCCAAGTGGCTACATCCTGACCGGCTCCCAACCCCACCGTGCACGTGGCGTAGTCAGAATTCCCAGAGGTCGACTGCTCGACCTTGAGCAGCTCACCGCGAAGCCACATGGTGCCCACGCGCACGAGCACCGGATCGCCGAGCCTGTACTCCGGCCGCTCCATCGTGGACCGGAACCATGCCACCGCGATCCCACACGCCAGCCCGAAAACCCATCCGAGCATCCACACCGCACCTTGCGCCATCATCTCACCCCTTCCTTTTGTCGTCGTCTTGGAGCCACACCATCACAGACCTCCGCCGGGCAGCGACTTTCGCAAGCTCT